CCAAGCCTTACAAAAAAGAAAAAGCTTGACGCTAGCACCGTTAAAGTTGCTGTCCGTTTGGCGACGGACAAAATTCTCTATGAGACAAAACCTATACTCTAGGACACAACAAAAACGTAAAACACGTCAAGTTTAAAATGACTGTCCGTCACCTGGCCGACTGCGGGCCATGGCACATTATAGTAAGTGCTTAAAACTGTTTTCTAATCCACGAAAACTGTGGGGAACATTTATTACTCTTTCCATTGAGTGTAGTAATCAAAATGGCTCCTGATCCACGGAGCCTGTGGGGACAATTTATTACTCGTTCCATTGAGTGTATTTAAATTAATTCCTGATCCACGGAATTTGTGGGGACTATTTATTACTCGTTCCATTGAGTGTGATTAAGTTTTAGGGTTGGGAAATGAATTTTCAACATAGACACGTGGCATTCCTGTCCAAAAGTAGAACTGAAAATCATCACCTGCAGCAACGTGGAAATCAAAAACGGCTGGTTCAGCACCAAATATGGTACTGAAATCCGCTCTGTACATCCACGTTGGGGGCCTGACAGCTCCACCAACCAAACTGGTGTAATCTAACAACTTGGTAGGACAAAACCGAAATCGAGAATACCAAGGTATTTCTACCTCAAGTGCGGTGTTGGTATGATTGGTGAAAGCCGTCCCCAACAAACCGTGGGGAACAGCTGTGACATCTACCGAACCAATAAACTCAGCATTCTGGAGACGTTCGAAAACGGCTTGATCCGGACTTTGTCCCGTTGGATAAGGCAAAACCTGGGATAAATAACCAAACTGGTCACTAGCCCTTGTGCGTGTAGCGTAAGCTGAAAAACTCGTGGCATTGAGTCCAACAGCGGGCATAACCTTCCATCGCAATGAGCCTTTCCAACCAGCAAAAGCTGGCATAAGGTAATTTAAGAGTGTTGTGTTACAATAGTTGTAAGGGTCATCAACTGCTCTTTTGTCAATCGCACCAGGAACGTTTCCACGAAAGTATGGAAACGCAAAGATGCGATGTAACACAGACCTTATTGCATTACCTGTTCCTGCAAAATTTACTGAGTGATGATGGCTATACCGCTTCAGTAAAGTGCGGAATGATGCAATAACTTCGCCCGCAAACACCTTGTTCAGATGAGGAGATTCGTATGTAGAAAACAACGGCATCACCTGATCTTGAACTGGTTTCGAAGGCTCAGAAGTGTTCGAGTCCAAGACCGGAAATTGTCCGGACTGGGGCTTAAACACAAGCTCACTCATGCGGTCACCTGGAACAAATACTTCAAAATCGTCACCGGCAGAGACAAAAACGTTTATCTCTATGCCATTATCGATTGTGGTATCAGGAACAGTCAGTTGATTCAAAACCCGAACTGACAATATTCCGTTCGCTCCAGAGCCGACAGGGGAACTACCATAATACAAAGTAGGACTTGCATTGATAATCCCAGTCGGCAACAAGGTCAACTCCTGACCGTTCGATATGGACATGGTGAAATCATCTTGCTCTGAAATGTCGACCAACATCATGTGATTGGTGTTAAATTCAGTAGCAATTTCCCGCGTAGGATCCCATGAAAAGCGCAATCTACCCTTATGAAAAGCAGATCTCACAATTTGGAATCGAAAATTGATCGTTCCTGTCCAATATTGAAAAGGTAACGAAGCTGCACAGATTGCGGTCAGGTGTCTCGCTGCACCACCTGATACTCCATACAGTGTCGGATCAACCGCCGTATTCCACAACAATGTATCGACAGAAGTTCCAAGGTCCCAGGAAAAAGTCGTCAAATAAGATTCACGCTGTGCAATGGATTTTATTGACAATTCATCACAAACGTCCAAACCAGAAATACGGGGATCTATAGTCGTCTCTTGGTATGCATCTACAGTGAACTTCTGAGTGTTGTCAGGAACATTAGTCAAAGCCAATGAACTTATACAACGCGGAGAATACATCGCGGGTGTGGCCGTAACAGTAGGTCGTGAAAACCCAAATATCTTGGCCGCCTTTGCGATAGACGACGAAACCATCTCTGAAGCCATCGCATATGGTGCTAACCATGGAATCACTTTTAATGCACCTGCTACCTTGGAAACAACAGTTGCAGGTCCAGAAATCATCCCAGTCTTATTGGCTTGCTGGAATTCTCCCATCTGCGGAGAAAGTGTTCCGGGTGGCAAATTGGTAAGAACTGACAATTCGACATCCGTAGCCCAAGCGAGAACAGTAATGGTCATAACATCAGCAGCGCCATTGGCATGTTTCAACGAATTCAAAGATCGAAGATAGATGGTACCAAGACCTTCCCATTCGGCAGTGGGAATTCGCAAATAATTCTTGTGAAAGAAAAATGGGAGATGTAACTCTCCACCTTGCGAAGTGGTCGGATCCAAAAAGATTCTCGGACACTGAGAACCCTGAATAAGATCTTCACTTATGAGGGCTGAATCTGTATCAACAAGATTGTATGGTTCCAACGGTCTATAGTACGCCAAAGCTCGGCCATACTGAAAGGGATTACCGTTAACAATAAATCGAACATGCAAATTTGCACGCATCAAATTGAAGTTGGCTATCCTATTGGAAACACGATTGTTGTTGAAGAACAAAGCCCAAGGATTGAAATCCTCTGCTAATACGGTGTTAACTCCCCAGTCATACTCCGCTATGCGCACAGGTCGTGACATAAACTGCGCCAATGGTGCTGTGTTGTCATCTTGTGATTTGCGCGTGACATCGATGTAATCAGGTACAGCAGTAGTGTAATCTTGAGGCTGATTTAACATTTCGACGTTTTGATGCACTTCATCCGTGCCATCCTGACCAACAACTGGTTGACTGGATTGAGGGACTATGTCATCTTGGTTTACCGGTATAAGGCGTCTCACCTTCTTATCGTTTTTAAATATGTAATATAAAATGTGTAAAAATGAAGTAAACTAATATAAATTCATATATAATGCGTAGTTTAATG